ACCCAGCGCGTCGGAGACGACGATGGGGTATCCGTCGACTTCCGTAGGTCGACCTGCGGGCGCGCCGGTGGCGTTTGTGGCCGTTCTGGAACTTCTGAGTTGTTCCAGGCTTCGACGGTTCATCACAATCACGTTTGGTTGACGTGACGCGGGGAACTTCGACAACGCGTCGTAAATCAAATCGTCGGTCAATCCCTTGCCGGTATCTTCGGTGAGGTTTGCGACGCGGGCGACGCTGTATGTCGAACCGATTTTCAATCCGCACCATGCCACAATCGGATGATAGAACGCGGGGAATCGGCCGGTCGCCGAACCAGCACGCTCGACGATCTGTCGGTCGCCGATGCTAATTTCGCCATCCTGGCCCCAGAGCAATTGAACGTCGCCCTCGCCCATGCGAATTAGGTAAACGCTAGAACCGGTCGACGCGGTGGTTCCGCCGGCATTTACGACCATAGAATCGCTGGCGCCGTTCAGGTTTGCTTGATCGGCGAAGCCGCTAAAACCACCGGCCAAATTGCCAGTTGTTCCGTTCAAAACTTGTTGTTCGATTTCGAACATCGCTTGTTGTAAATGCGTGACGGCTTCGACGCCGATCGCATGTTCGACGCCGCGTTCGTCGCTTTGTGCGACGGCAACATCCATGCCGAACGACGCGTCGAAAATCTTCAAATTCGCGGTCACGCTTTCGTATGTTCCGACGGTGTTTTCGATACCGTCATTCGCGGAACGCACGCCAACGGACGGCGCCGCGGTTTGTCGCGTGTAAACAAACGAATTTGATCGCGTCGAACGGGCGGCCATGGCTTGCACCAATGGCGATTCGTTCAATACGTCGGAAACCATCAATTCCATGTCGACCTTATTGAAGTAGGCGACCTGGGCGGTTGTTTGATATGCGTCAGCCATGTTTTTTAATTCCTTTTATTTGGTAACACAAACGTTACCGTTTGTGTCTATTGGTTGTCCAAAACTAGTTGTTCAAAGCGACGCCGAATTTTGCGACACGCGGGTCGACGCCTTTCGACTTCAATTCGTCCACGCGTGCAAATTTGGCGGCTTGTGCCGGGTCAATGTCGCCGCGTTCGTCGGTCGATAGTGGCTCTGGTTCGCCGGACGACAAATCCGTCGCGACGATTTGTGCTTGAAGTTCGGCGATTTGGTTTTCCAAATCTTTACAATGCCGGCCCAATTCGTCGTTTTTCTCGCGAAAACATTCAAGCAAATCGCGGCCCTCAATGAACCAACGGGCGCCGACGTCGCCGAACGCCTCGACAAATGGTTTTGCGTCATCACGCAAAGTTTCTAGTGAAAACACCGCAACGTTTTCGCCGTCGGCTTGATCGACCGTCGGTTGTTCGTTGGCGGGTGTTTCGACGTCGTTCACGATCTGCAAATCGTCGCGAATCTCGTCCATGACATCCCTTTCGTAAAAGCGGGAAAGAAACGAAACAAACCGATGGAAAACGTCAGCGGGTGACGCATCGGAAAAATGATTTTTCAAAAGCCACGTCGCCATGTTTGGCAAATCGTCGTCAATGCTGGAAAACAAACCGCCGCGTGTCGCGGCTGGCGAATCGACTAGGTCGGCCGCGTGTAATCCGGCAAACCGTAGCGGCATGGTTTCGCCGTCGTCGGGAATGTCGTCCATTTCGTCGGCCAACATTGACGCGACTGAAACGCCGAACGATTCCGCGTCTTCGGCGGCGAGTTGTAAAACGTACGAACCCAAATCGCCCACCGGCGAATCGAACGCGGATTTTGCCAAATGTAAATCGGCGATCACGCTATCGCCACTGATTCGGGCGTTCTGCCATCGTCCGAGATATTTGCCCAATCCGTCGTCGCACATGTTCGGATGCGTCCAACGGGCTTTCAGGCCCTTATTTGGTGCGTTGATCATTCGTTCGACGTCCAACAATGTTTGTTCGTCGACGTGCCACGGTCGCGAATCGTTGACGCGGCCCAGGCTGATAATTTTCGCGCCGTAAATAATTCCGCGTTCCTTGTCGACTTTCGACAATTCGCCCGCGAACGTTGTCGCGGTTCGGAACATTTCGCCGTTCGATTGAATAAATGCGGCCGTCATTCTTGAACACCTCCGTTTGGCGTTTGTATTGTGTCAAAAACGGTCGAAACGCCTTCGGTTTCCGCGAACCGTTGTTCCTCGGCACGTTTGCGGATTACGTCCCGCCAGTCGTCGCCATATCGTTCGCGTCGGATTTCTGAAAGCGTTCGCAATCCAGCCTGGACCGTTTTTATATCGCCGTCTATTTCCTTCGAAACATCCCACCAGGGAACACCGGCGGCGACCCAATCCCATTTCAGATTTCCGACCGTCATTCCACGCGGAAGCGTCAACGCCCCGGTGGCGATCCATTTTTGAAGCCGCCACGCGGTTATTCTGTTCAACACGTCCCGCAAATCGTCGCGTTTTGCTCGACACGATTGAATGTAATTCGTCAACGCCATCTTCGAACCGAAAAAGTTCGTGTGTGCTTCGTCGTAAAATGACCATGGCAAATCGAGCGATTTTAACGCCGCTTGAAGTGTCATCGACATAAACGATTGAAATTCGGTCGACGGGTGTTTGCTTTCGAGGAACGACGCGTTTTCGCCTGGATCAAGTTCGAGTTTGAATGGACCGCGACCAAAATCGACGACGGGCGTCGTTTCGTCCAATTGTTCGTCGTCGTCGTCGAAATCCGCCATCTCTCGCGTGATTGCAAGCGCGAACAATTGCGTGATTTTGGCTTTCGCCAACGCGTAATCCTTCGCCTCTAAAACATCCTGGAACGATGCGATCGCGGCCGACAATGGCGACACGCCGCGAATTTGGTCGAACGAATCCCAATAGGCGATTTGAAGAATGTTCGACGCGTTAATGATTCGTTCGAATTCATATCGACCATGCGTCAAACGCCGATAAATCGACGCCTGCTGCATGCGGCCGCCTTGACCGACTTTGATACCGTGAACCCATTTCCGGCGATCCTCGGCCGAATATCGCGACACGTCGGGATTTTGAACGCGGTCGCCTTCAATGGGCTGGATTCGGCCGTCGCGAAGCAAAACGAAAAAGCAATCGCCGTCGATAACGCGTCGTGCCTCGGCGATACGAATCAAACGTCGGAACGTGTGGCGGCCGGCGATATCACAATTGTCGCTTCGGTTGTACCAATTAAACAACGATTCAAGTTCGCGATTCAAATCGTCGTCGTCGGTTTGTGCCTGGAAATTGAACGTCGCGACGTAGTCCAAATGTTTTCGAATGGCCCAGGCGGCGACGCTGTAATTTCGCCACAATTCCCGACCGCCTTCCATTAAACGGCGGCGTTTGGACGTGTCCAACAAATCGTCGGAACTTCGAATCGTGTTCCCTGGATCGCGTCGACGTTGGGCGTCGGCTTCGGAGGCCGTATATTTGCCGAAGAAACCGCCGAAAATGCGGTTTAAAACGTTCGGTTTGGATTCGTTTGAAATCATGCGTTGTCCAATCGAATGGCCGACGTGCGGGATTTGGTGCGGCTTAGGCGGATGACCAGTTTCGACCATTTTTGCAATTCTTCGAACGCCTTTTCACGATTAAACGTGACCGACATTCCGTCAACGTTCACGTTCACAATTCCGACGCCCGTCGCCAATTGTTCCTCGATCGCGTCAACCATGCGTTTCGCGTGTGCAAGTCGTTTTTGTCTGAATTCCGACGCCATGGATTTCCCCCGTTGTTGTTATAGTTGCCGAAAATAGACTTTTTTGGACATTTACACGCCGGTTTCTGTCAATTTTTTTTCGACGCGTTCAATCACAACACGGTCGCACGCCTTGCATCGTGACCGGTAAAACTTCAAATGCACGCCGGACGCGACGCAAGTTCGTTCGAGATACGCGCCGCGTGTTTTCAAAAACCCTTCCGTTTTCCCACAATGCGGACACGGTTTGATTTCCGACACGACGACCGGCGTTTCGGTTTGTTTTCGCTTACGTTTTGCCATGTTAAAAACTCACGTTTCGACGTTTGCG